TATGTACCCCAATTTTGAACACGCTTCATAATTCCTTTACCACTGCAACCTGTTCCGTGAGTATATAATACGTTGTCGTGTACAAATTGCTCTTCAAATTTCCAATCAGGACAGCCAAGCACTTCGTTTAAACTTCTTACCCAACGCTTATCAATACCTGAGTCCTCTGCTTTCCTAGCAATAATCAAATCGTGATTTCCAAGAGTTACGCTTATTCCATTAGGTACAGTATCGTTATTAAATGCCTGATACCAATCTTTTATTTGCTCTATTGCCATTGTCAATTCATACTTACCATCTGTTTCAGTAGATGTATGATGGAACGAAGCAAAATGCGAATCAATCAAATCTCCTGTGAACGAAACAGCCGTACAATTATATTTGTGATAGGTATCTATACAATGCTGCAAATAATTTCGGTGTGTGTATGGGAGATGAATATCCCCCACGCACAACCGATTAACCTTGTTGCTCCTTAAATTCTCTATTACTTGAATTTCGTGTGGCTTTAATCTGTATCTATTATTATTTCTTTGCAATGTCTGCTATTCCCTGTCCAACAACTAAAGTTAGTAGTGCGTAGTATAAGTTCTGAGCAGTTTCTACATCAACTCCTAAAAACTTTACAAGTGCAGGTACAACGATAGAACTTACTGCGTACCAGAACTTTTTTGATTTGAACATCTGACCAATAAGGTATTTCTCTAAAAATTTCATATTAATTATTTTTAATTATTAAATTCATATCTGTTACTCCCAAATTTATGATTTCTTTTAGTAATAAATCTAAAGCTAAAGTGGAGTTATAAACAATGTCTTGTTCGCTTTTTAATCCTACTAGGATGCAACCTCTTGAATCTTTAGCTGTATTACCTCTGTGAAAAAGAATATAATCTCTATTTGGTACATCTTTTACTAATATGTGCAAGTAATCTCTACTTCCACTTTCTCTTGGGTATCTTAATCTTGCCTTATATTCTCCTGCTGGTATGCAAGATATTCTCCTTTGATTATCTTTATAAGGCAGCTCTAATGTATCACACATCTTTTCACCATTTAAAAACAACTCACCAATAGTAGATTTGTCAGTGAATGTCTTTCTTATAATAAGTATGTTGGCTTGTATCAAACTAGGCGAGGTATGATTTATAGATTTTACAGCCTTTAACTTCTTTAACAAATTCATTACGCATTTTAATATCATCCTGTTTGTTTTTGTTATACTTAGGATTGTTGCTGTTTAACTTTCGTTTCTTAGGCATCTTTGTTAAATTTGAAAAACTTATATATTGTAAATGCTATTGCTAATATTAAAGATACAAGAGTAAGAACTTCATTGCAATCTGTAATACTAAAACCAATAGCTGATCCGTTAGCTATTCCTACTTGTAGAGTGTCTTTTAGATCTGTCATTTTTATTTGATTTAGGCTTAGTTTCCAAGTAGGACTTTAGCTTAGTTATATTAGTTGTTTTTGTTTTGTAATACTTTTTCATTAGTAGCTTATGTCTGGTGTTAAGAAATCTCTAAGTGTTAGCTTAGTACCCTGCACAGGTCTTTCTAAATTCATGCCTGCGTAGTAGTTGTCTTTTGTCGGAGAAACATCTGCACCAGAATTTGTAGAATATTCAGGAAAGCTCGATATATTGTTAGTGATATAATCTATTGCCCTTTCTCTATAATAAGATGCTGTATTTAAAACTTCCTCTCTAAAATGTTGTGCTTCTTCTGTACTAAGAGCTGTTCCTGTTTCACTTGTCTTTGAGTATATATTACCATTTTCTACTTTAAATCTAAGGTATGGTAAAGCGTGATAAAGAGAATATCCTGGTAGCATATCTCCAATGTAATCATCTAATAAAGTTTTGTAGGCAGCGTTAGCTACATTACCAATAGTTCCTGCTGTAATTAAATCTTTAAGTTTTTGTGTTAACTCAGTACCTAATATAGTTTCAACATACAGCTTTTGTGCCTCTTTTACAAACGGTAGCAGTAAATCTACATCTACGTTTAAGTTAATAGCTGTGCTGTCTTTTAATTTCTGTTCTGATATAAATAATACGTATGCCATAGTTATCTTGGTGTTAAAAAGCCTTCATTTTTCATAGTTTTAGGAGCTTTTGCTACTAAACTATCGTTTCTTTTAATTGTAAACCCTTCACTTCTTGCTTTTGTAGCTGTAACTATTTTGTCTGTTGTAATGTTATCAGGGTACACTACAAAGCCTTCATCGCTAGCAGGTGCTTGCCAAATTTGCCGCTTCCAGTAATGTAAACATGACCCCCCGCCCTTATATAACCATGTGCTATATGTTGCAGCACCTCGAGGTCCCCAACCTGGATTGACAGGTATTGTAGACATTCTAAGAATATCCTCTTTTCTATATACTTTTTTTGTAGCCATCATTAATTTACAGAAACTTCTACTTTCTCCTTTCTGACTTAAAGAGTTGTTTTTAGTATATACATACCTTACTTTAAAGTATGCATCTCCATCTTTATTTAAACCATCTTGCTCACTTCTTACATTAGGATTAGCTCTACCAGTTCTAACAAAGTTGAATTTTTCATTTGCTACATTATTTAACTCACTTTCAAAGTCAAAATCTTGATGTTCGCCATCTACAATTTCATCATCAATCAATTCCCAGCCTTCTGGAATATCCTCTCCATACTGATCAATAAACTTTTCTAATTCTGTTTTTTCAGATTTTGACAGCTTTGTCTTTTCGCAGTCACATTTTTCTTTTCTAGCTTTTACTGGAACACAATTTGGCACTTCTCTACCATCTTTTATTTTTGTTCCTATCGCTTCATATCCAGGTGTGCAAGGATTAGGTGTTATTAAATTTTCTTTACAACCACAATCAGCAAGACTAGTTATTTGTTCGTGATTTTCACATGGCATGTAGTAAGTCTTACCATCTTGTGTATGCTCGTGATAACCTTTACAGCCAATCTTTTCTGCCTCTGCCTCTGCCTCTGCTATTGTGTCAAATAAAGGTAGCTCTACACCATCTGTAATCATACTACCTACTTTGCTTAAATCTTCTCTAACTTCTATGTCTAATGGCTCTAGTCCAAGCTCATTTCTGATTTCATCCTCTGTCATTACTGCTTTCAGGTCTTGTGAGGTAAAATCTAAAGTGATAGGTTTTAATTGCACAAAGTTAACAGGCATATCCATATTGTTAACTTGGAATATTTTTCTAAGTTGTTTTACAATTTGATCTTGAAAAGGCTTAACAACTGTGTTTAAATAAAAATTACTAGCCGAGTTTAATTCATCAACATTACTACCAAGCCCTGTATCGTTCTTGATCCCCATAAGCATTGGAGATGTAACTCTATGTCCAGAAAGGATGTTCTGAGTTAAAAGCTCTTGTAAAGCAATATACTGTTTGTCTAAGTCGCTAGGACTTATAGCTTGTATCTGTGGTGTTCTAGTGTTGTCATCTGAGAAAGTCAACACGAATTTACCAGCATTATTTTGTCCTGTAAATTTATCACTAAGACTTTGTTCTATCTGCATTCTTTCCTCTTGTGTAGGAACACCATTAGCGAAGTTAATCATAAAGCTACCTGAGAAACCTGCTGATATATTATTTAAATGAAACTCAGACACTCTAGAATCAATTAAAGCCCAGTTGTTACAACTAACATAATCAGGGGTGTAATAACTATTCATGTTTGGACTGTACAATCCTGCATACATAATTTGATTTGCAGATGTTCTATCATTTGTATTGAAAGCAGGAACATATTTAGGCTTGTTTATTCTTGTATTTGACCAATCTGCACTAATATAATACCCTTTAGTCTTTCCAAATTCATCAGGTCTAGCACATCTAATTTTCTCAACTCCTACGTGATAGATTTCAGCAATTTGAGTCCTGTCCTTCGACCATACTATATTAAGTGCAAAAGCACCCTGTAATTTAAAGTCAAAAGCTATCTTTTTTAGAACCTCGTGCAAACTTTCATTGCCATTTGCTCTATTCATAAAGTTTTGTAGCTTAATTCTAGCTTCCATATCTCTATCATCATCATTCTCTATGATAAGATTTTCTCCTGCAATCATCTCAGCAGTAGCGTTAATAATAGCAGCAGAAATACTACTAGAATAATACAGGTCTATTAAGAATTGTGGGTACAAGTTTCTCCAGTCATCTGTTCCGTACTCAATCCAATCACGCCCACGCACTTCTTGTACAATAGGTGCTGTGCTAGTTTCTAAATTAATGTTAATTATATTATCTTTCATAGTTTAATTTTCAGAGTTCCATTCAGGTGTTTGTACTATTTCTAACATCTCAGAATGTGTGTATTGTTGCAAACCAACTAAAAAATTAGGAGTATCACCTGTAAATTTAAGTATTGTTTTCTCACCATTTACAGAAAGCCTTAATGTATCAACACTTGTTTGATAAACTTGTGAAAAATCTATCGTGCCTACATTTGCCATATCGTATATTACATATATCATTTTGTTATCTTTTATTATGGTACATCTGTTATTATATCATTAGAAGCCATATTAGTCATTGTTCCATCATTACTATTAGAACTATCATCTGAAATAGTAGGAAAAGCACCTGTTCCTGTTGGATCACCATTACGCCACCAACCTTGACAACCACTTATCTCTGTAACATCAGTTGGCACTCCTGAGTTGTATAAAGTACTTACTTCAGTACTTGTCAACACTTTGTTAAATACAGAAAATTCATCTTGTATAATAGCACTATAAGAGCCACCGCCATAAGCCATTCTAAATTCAGCAGGAGTTGCTACTACGCTTTCAAAAAGACCTGAAGCACCATCAGTTCCACCCTTTACTCCACCATCAAAATAAGCAGTAATTCCTGCTTCTGTCTCTCCATTCCAAGTAAATACAATGTGATGCCAATTACCATCAGCAATACTTGTATTCATATTGTAAGATATATTCCCCCCATTATTTTGATCATATAGTACTAGTTTTGGATTGCCATTAAATCTAACAACAAAATCATACTCTGCTGCACCACCAATATTTTTAGAGAATATTTTTTTGCTTGTTCCTGTTTTTAGCCATATACTAAAGCTCCACCCATCACTACCTTCTATTCTAAAAGGGGTTAATGGTGGCACATCATCACCTAAACTTAAATAATCATCAACACCATCATAAGTTAATGAGAATTTATTATCAAACCCACTAGCAATTTTAGTGTTAGATACTAAGCTCTGTCCTAATTTAAGTACTCTCATTTTACGTAGTTACTCCTTCATGATAACCTATTCCAACACCACTTGTTAAAGTGATTGCTGTTACATTCATAAATAATGTAGTTCCAGCAGGCATTGTTGTCTGTAAAGCACTTTCTCCAGTCGCATCTGCAACTGTGATAGAGGCTATAACACTTTCAACTGGAAAGAATACACAATAGTAATCTTTGCTAGTTTGTGCTGCTGTGGTAAAAATTTCTGTTCCACCATTCTTTCCCAATTGTTCCATTAATAGTTGTTGTACGTTTTCTATTGCCATTTTTTATTTTTTTATTGTCCGTAATATATATAATTTGTACCACTTGGCTCTTGCCTTTGTGTGTACTTAACTTGTTCTGTTCCTGATTTATCAGCAACATACATTTTTCCTTTCGTTACAAGCCCTTTAACTACACCATGAGTAGGGTTTACTGGTAATACATCATCCTCTGTTACAGGTGCGTTTCCTGCACTTATAGCGACTGCACCACTCCAAGCCACCTCATATACTTCATATTTGTAATAACCTGCTGGTGTAAAGTCAACCCTGCCCGTATAAACATCAGGAGTTGCGTTATAATCAAACACAAACTTAGTGTATCTATCATAGATCAGATGCTCAGTAGAATAAGCATATTGAACAGATTTGTCCATATCATTAGTGAATTTTACTAGATGCCTAATCTTATCTGAACTAACTGAGGTGTCTATACGATTGTCCTCAGTTTGTAAGAATGTAGTTAGGTTAGTTTGTGTGATTGCTTGTATCATCCTACTATATAATAGAAAAGTGCCGATTTTATTTGCCTTTAAAAAGAAAAGAGGGCATTAAGCCCTCTAATCAAAGAATATATGAAAACTACTAATTATTTTATGCGGTTACTATACTCAATCCTGTTATGCCTGAATTAGAGAATGGTTCGCCACCTGCTGCTACATCCTCTAGCATAGCAAAAGGCTCTGGCTCTAAACCATCAAAGGTTAGAGTGTAACCGTTTCTATCTCCAAACGCTGCCCCACTATCCATAGTTCCTGCGTTTAGTTCCATCCCATTGATCATACCCATACAAATAATTACATCATTTCCTGTTGCTGTATGAGTTGCATTAAGTTGAACAAATATTCTAACCTTAGTTTGACCTAATAATTTTATCTGATTCTGATCCTCTTTTGTAAGTCGATTAAGTATGATATTAACCGTAGGAGTATAGAAAACAGTACCATTTTCACGACTACCTGTTATAGTATCGGTTATAGATGCTACACCAAGAGGCATAGTATATCTATAGATAGTAGATGATTGAAAGTTTATAGTATCAATTTCTAGTGGATGGGTTGAATCATAAGCCCAATCTGATCTTGCAAAATTATCATAAACAGAAAAGTATACAAACTTAATTCCACCCGATATTCTATTACAATCAAGTCCTCTACCTTTTGTTAAAGCTGTACATGCCATTTTATTTTATGTTTTAAAGGTTAAAGGAGCAGAGGCTTTTACACCCCTGCCTCTATAAATTAAGTTAATTACGACTGTCTTACAATGTCAGCACCTACACCTTGCTTAACACCTGCACTGTATCTAGCAACCAATCTCATGTTGTCAGAACCATCTAATTGACTCATATCGAGCAACTGGATACGCGTATGATCCGAAACCAAATCAGTCCCAAAAAATAAATTAGACTTTTCTGCTGCTACTAATTGATTGTCAACCATTCCTGGACAAACTGCGATTTGATAACCTTCAAATATTGGAGTGTATTCTCCCATATTATTGAAAGGAAACGCATTTAAAGCAGATATTGCTGAAATATATAAAGCATACGTTTTAGCATTCATGTAGATATATAGATCATCTTTTCTTAATACAGGAGATATATTAGCTGCCATGTCAGCAGTTAAAGTTTGTAAGTTAGCTATAATGTTTCCTACTGTATAAGCCCCAGATGCTGTTGATTGATTTACAGTAGCATCTTGACCAGGTAATAAATATCCTGCTGCTGATACAAACCCTTCAAATTCTCCAGAAGTAGCTTCAGTTCCACCCCAGATAGAAGTTTCTGTAGCGTTAGCTATGATTTCTCCCATGTAAGATATTACATAGTCATCAAAAGATGCTGGTGGTGGAGAACCTGCTCCTGCTCTCATTTCAAGAGCTTCCCAAGAATCTAGTAAAGTTTTCTTACAAAGATCAATGTTGATCTGTAAGTTTTTAGGTGTAAGAACTGCCTCAGTTAAAGCTAATGTTCCTGCATCTGTAAAGTTGCATTCAGCATCTTTTACTAATCCGCTTCCTGCCATTTTTTGTATGTTCGACTTAAATTTAACATTCTCAATGATAGTTAAATAGTCTAATGATGTTGCTTCTTTCAGGGCTGCTGAAATATAAAAGCCAGCTGCTTTACCTGAAAAATTACTTGTTGTAGTAAATGCCATTTTTTTTTGTTTTAAGTTTATTATTTATTTAAGTTATATAAAAATTTCTCTTGCTTAGAAAGTCTGTTGTACTCTTTTCTTGACAATACTGGTCTTTCTGAGCTAAATTTATTTGTGTTTACTGGTGCTTCAGCAGGAGATTCTGCTAATTCAATTTTTAACGCTTCATTCTCAGCTTTTAATTTTTCAATTTCATCCTCTGCTGAAAACTCAACTACTTCTGTAGTTTTTATAGTTTTAGGCTTGTCAGAAACTTCTTCTGTAACTTCTTCAGTTGTTTCTTCTTTCATTTCTACATCTTCTGATTCGCCTTCTCCCATTCTTGCTTTTAGGTCTGCTACTGCATCCATTAAGTTATCTACTTTGTCTTTCATTTCTTCATAAGATTTAGCCCAGTCTGCTTTTTCTGCATCAGTTTCAGGAAATGCAAAATCAACAGATTCTGATAATTCTTCTGAATATCTATCCTTATCTTCTTCTTTTACTGCATCAACTTCTTCATCTTCAGTTACTTCTTCTTCTGTTTCTGATTCAATAACTTCAGCAACAATACCTTCTACTTCTACTCTGAAAGATACGCCAGTGTCAGTTTTATAAGTGCCTACTGGCAATAAAATTGTAGTACCATCTTCAGTTAATACTGATATGTCTACACCAGCCTCTAATTCATCAGCCGTAGATACGAAAATTGTTCCATCTTCGCTTTTTGCTTGGTAAGCTAAAACAACCTCTTCTTCAGATTTATTTAAGCCAAGTGCTACTAATATTTTTTCTTTTAAGTCCATAATTTCTTTTTTAGTGTTTGTTATATAATAGATTTGTTTAGATTTTATTTGATTTTTGAAATTATCTCGTTTAAAGCTGAGAGTATTTCGTGTGTTGTTGGCTCACGTTCTGACATCTCCTGCATACGGTCAGTAAAATATCCCTCGATAGATAATCCGCGTAAAGAACCATCTTTAACTTTTTGCCATAATTCGTCATTATTAATTTTCATTGAAACCATCCAAGTGCCTTTTGGTAGGTCATAACCGTAAAGTTTTGACTTGTCCATTTTAGGATCATCTATTATCCAGCTCTCAGTTGTCAATACACCAGAAACTCTGTCTTGATGCTCATACGTTGCTTTGTGATGGTTGTTATGTTTTAAGTAAAGCTCACTAGCTTTTCTTACAGTGTCAGGACTGAAATACACATAGTATTCAGAATCAGTATTTGGATCGTATCTGAATATCTGTTTGTTAGGTATAAGTGCAGGACTAACTAACATTCTCTTTTCATCATCTACTTTAGCAAAAGTTAAGTTGTTCTTTTCTTTACCAAAGTAAACAAAGTCCTGTTCTATTGCTGGTGCTGACACTAAGCTAATAGCATCAATAGCAAGCTCCTCAGAGTTATTATCAATTACTAACTCACGTATTGAAGTTATCTTTTCATAGTAATCTCTATTGTCAGCTTCACATTCAGCTAAAGTGTCATATTTACACTCACCAGTATTACCAAATTTATATTTTCCGTTTTCGCATTCTTTACAAGGCATATTATTATATAGATTTAATTGTTATTTATTTGATTTTATATTGTTGCTCTTCTTCTTATGTTAGCTAATTGATTTTGACTGTTAGACATTTCATCAGTTAATACAAAAGCTCTTAGTGGCTCTGGTGCTACTCCACTGCCTAATTCAAAAGCACCACCTACCATTTGAGGAGAAGGTGTCATAGGTGCTGCACCTGCTGATCCACCACCTGTACCTACATCTGTATCGAATATCTTTCGCACGTTAGCAAGTCCTGCTGCTATAATTGCTGCACCACTAACAAAACCTGCAACCCCACCCTGAGCAAAAGCCTTGTTTGCACCTGCATAAGTGTCTATAATTGCTCCTGCTGCTGCTAACTCTTTGTTTTCTCCTGCTAAAGCACTTAATGATCCTGCTAATTGAGAAAAAGCTGCTAATTGAGCATCAGCATTTTCTTGTGCTGATAATACCACCTCTTTATTCAATGCAATATCTGCCATTTTCTGTTCTGTTCTCTGACCTTCTATTTGAGCTAATATTGCAGATTGTTCTGCTTGTGCCTCTAAAAGTACAATATAATCAGCTTCATTGCCTGTTAATTCAAATTGAGCCTGAGCTGCTTTAACAACAGCATCTGCATTTTCAATCATCAGTTTTTGTTGCTCATCTAATACTTTTTTTAAATCTGCACTAGCTTTAAGTCGCACATCCATTGTTTTTGTTTCATCATCTCTAATCTGTCTTAGTAGCTCAGCCTCTCTATCTTTCTTCTCTATTAATATCTTATTTTGTGCTACTGCTATCCTAGCCTTTTTGTCTAACAAAACCATAGCATTTCCAGCACCTATTATTCCTGTAGTGTACTCCTTAACTTTGTCAGTCATTTTGTCAAACTCTTTGTTAATGTCTTTTCTAGCATCTGTGGCAGCAACAGCCATACGTGCAACAGCAGTAACAAATTGTTCTGTACTACCAGAAACACTAGCTTTTAAAACATCAGACACTGATGACAGTAATTTAGTAACTCCTTCTAAATTTTCTACAAAATATGTCTGTATTGCTTGCCCTAGTTTAAATAACTCTCCAATTGGGTCAGTAAAAAGAGCTTTTAAATAACCTACAATTGTATCAATATTATCATCTAAAAATCTAAATAAATCATTAAATGCAATGGATGACACCTTTAATGTTAAATTAAAAAAATCTATAACTTTTTGATTTTGCCTAAATACATTCCCAAAAGCTGTTAATGTAGCCACTGCAAGAGCAAGTCCAATGCCTTTTATAGCTGCACCTAATCCTCTTACCGCCTTACTTAAACCCCCAAAGCTAGTAGTGCTATCTTTTGCTGCATTGTCTAGTTCTTTTGTATTGTCAGCAGCATTACCAATTTCTTCTGAAACTTCTCCAATATTTGAATTTACCTGAAAATTTAACTCTTCTTTTGTTGCCATAATTTTTATACTTTTAATTCATAAAGGTCTAGAGTTGCACTCCAGCTTATATTCATGCTAGCTGCACCTGATACTTGTAGCACCATGTCACTACCACTAAACTGCATTGCTGCACCCCAACCCCCTGTTGTTCCAAATTTACCAATGTCATACGTTGACTGATCTACTGTTGTTGTATATACTAATCCGTAGATTTTAACTGCTATTCTATCATTAACAGCACCACTTGCTGCTGCACCACCTGTTCTTACACCCATGACTACTGCTTCAAATGATAAAAATATACCACTTGTTCTTGCTATTGCTGTTGTATTAGAATCTCCATTAACAAAAAGGCTTGTAGCACTTCCATCTGTTGTTGTTCCTGTTAATGCTATTGTTGAACTTTGAGCATTACCTGTTCCTGCACCACTAAAACCACCACCACCCAAGACTATTTCTCCCTGTCGCTGTGCAAGTCCAAAATTGCCAAATACAGATGCATTATTTATACCATTAGCAATTTCATTATTACTACCAACTACTACGTTATTTCTTGACAATCCTTTTATAGTGTTATTTTCCCCCATAACATAGGAATTGTTTGTGCCTGTTTCGGTTACATTATTTGATCCCTGAACATTGTTGTTAGTATTTGTAATACTGTCTCCTAATTTATCAACTGGAGCAAATGCTGTGCAAGTACCTGTTTGTTTATTATATGTATATCCATACGCCTCACACTGTTGCTGATTAGGTGTTATTCCTATATTAGTTCCATCTGTAAAAAAAACTTCTCCAGAAGGGTATGTTACATGAGGTTTAACTATGTAACCTGGTAAATATGGTATTGATGCTTTCATTATGGTATTAATATAAATTCAACTGTTGCTAAGTCGTTTGGTTTATACTCTATTTTATTTACTCTAAATTCTCTATTTTTTATAAACACAGTGTCATATAGATTAAATGTAGAAATATCTCCTGCTGTTAAATTAACCTTTAATGTCATTGTTCTTGTATTAGCATTATACAGTTCTGCAAAATAAGGCATCCAATACAAGTTGAATAAGTTAGTATTAACTGGACTTCCTATTGGCTGTATTAATTGACATTCTCCAAAATGAAAATCTATTGTTCCCTGTGCAGTTGGTATTGTTGATAAATGACTAAACTGCAAGAAGTCAGATTGATTCTCACTTGTAACGCCATTTTGTGCAGGTATATAGTAAGTAGTTCCTGAATTTTTTACGCCATTATCATACATTATTCTAGGACTATTCTCAAAGCCACTAGAAGTGCCATCATCTGCATTATAAGAATAAATCATTGGCACTATAAAATTAGGAAACTGTTCGTCTAAAGGTCTTGGTACTGTTGCTGCAAAAGGCTCAGGTATTATCTCTTCAAGACCTTCTAAAATAGTAAACCCTGAAGCATCAAATACTTTGCTGCCGTATAAGTGTCCACCTACTTTATTTTTGTAAAATGTAAAAGCATAGTCATCATCATCCTCTACAAATTTAAAAATAGTTTTTTTGTTTAAATTAGTAAGGGGTGTTAGTTGCATTTCTGATACATCTATTTTGTCAGTCCAATCATGTGCTATACTTCTGTCAGATAGTGATGTTCCTTTAGTAGTTTTTATAAACACATCTGCATAAGGCTCAATCAGTATATTATTTGGATCAGATTTATCAGGAATAGACACTAAGTTAAACATTGTCATTATACCCTTCAAGAACTCCCACTGTCCTAACTCTCCTCTTAGCGTTTGCAAAAGGACGTTAGAAGTTAAATTTAACATACCTGTTTGCCAGCTAACATAAGCACCATAATTAGGAAAAGCTATTTGATCTTGGCTTACTTTTGATGCTGTTCCTGCATTAGTTTTAAATTGTGCTTTTAAAGTATCACCTGGATTACTCATTACCTGTGTGAATGTTCCTGTGTATGCAAATTTTCCACCAGCAGGAATTGTTTGAACTCCTGAGTAGTTTATTTCAGTAGTATTATACAACCATCTGCATTCAATTTCTCTTGCCACAGTGTCTGTATTTTCTATAGAATACTCATAGTTTATAGTGTACGCTTCATTAGCCACTGTTGATGTAAGAACATTAGTTGTATCATTGTAATTTGGTGGGGTTGTTCCACTAATAAAAGGCAAATTACTAGATAGATTTAAAACATCATAAGTAGATGTAGCATGATTTGCAGCACTGCCATCTCCAACGTTAAATATATAAAACCCATAATATGTAGAGCTATTTTCATTTGTTGGATTATTGTCAGAACCCCAGTTAAAGTCCATATACAACTTTTTAAAATCTGCTTCATCAAAAAATTCAGAAGTAAAAGAAAAAGGTGTGTTTTGAAATATCCTGTCTATCAAATATCTTATATTTATGAAAGGTCTAAATGCTTGCTCTAGTGATGTTAATTCTGGATTGCCAATTGTTGCATTACTTCCTGTTGATCCATTAGCCAAGATTATCTGATTAGTCCAATTTACAAATGGGTACTTAATTGTATCTGCTGCTCTAAAACCTGATGTATTTGATGCAGTATATGTTACTCCTGATGTCCAACTTGCTTTAATGTTTGTCTTATTATAAGTATGTGATAATTCAGTAAAGTTTAAATCACTAAATGTTCTATCCTCTAAATAATCTGCTAATGCTATGACTTCTGAATACAAATTAACATTGTAGCTTACTTCTCCTAATTTGTCCTGAACATCTATTAACCTTAAATATCCTTCAAATATTAAAACACCATTTTGCTTTAATACACACTTTGTTCTTAAATATGGGTTAAATATAACGCCATCATCATTTCTTGTTATTTCAAAAATATTGTTGAATATCTTATTGTTTCTTTTTGTTGCAGGCAGTGAGAATGCTTTAGAGTATGACTGCACTTTTTCTGCTGCATTTTTAAAATCATCAATACTTAGTGTTAGTGGTATATCTTCATCCTCGTATAAGTCACAGATAACTTGACCGTTTTCTAATAAAGTTATATTACCAGATGGTTGTTGCTCTTGTGGCACAACAGATATTGTGCTGATTTCAATGTTTGTAGCTACACTATTTGCATAGGTAATAATGATTGTATTATCAATTGCATTTGCTATAAAGTTATAGCTTATATTAGCTGATGAAGCTGCAAAAGGTAGATTTGCTAATTGTGTTGTACCATTAAAAATACCTATAAAAACAAAGCCAGATGATGTCGTGGAAAGATTTAGATTTACAGTATAGCTTTGTCCTACACTTAAATTTGACAGCCTTTGATATATTCCAGTAGTATTTGCAACAGCAATAGAATTAAAAACAGCGTTCCCTGAACTTACAGTAGGCAATGCAGGTGTACCACCTACTGTACTTCTAAATCTGTACCAACTATTAATTATAGATGGTGGCTGATTAGTTAAAACATCTTGATATATATTTGCTGCCGAACTATCTCTTGAAGTTGCTGATCCTAAACCTAAAAAATCAATACCATTAACTACATATTCATTTGCAATTATAGAAATTTGATTATACTTACCAGAAGTATTTTGTGGGTATAATATTAGCTGTACTGACATTAGATTGCTTGTGTTCTTAGTGTTTTGGTTTTTTCTATTTCAAATGTATATTGCATTAACTTGTCATTTGCAATTGTCTTTTTTGTAAAGCTAGAGCTAGTAACTCTAACAGGTGTTACAAACTGATTAAGTAACTGTGTGCTTGTTGTAGTTTGAAAGCCTTCTAACATATAAACTTCTGGACTATTCATTAACTCCTCAAACATTACATTTTCATTTTCATTTAAAAAATCTGTATTAACTCTAATCATTTCAGTCGCATTAACTCTAAATGCTTTCTTACCACCTTTAAAACTATCCATTCTATATAGGCTTTCATTCCATGTACCTTTAAGCTGATTATATGTTGTTGATTTAGTTGTCAAACTTCTAACTGATTTTTTTGTAAAAGTATAGTAATCCCAAGCACCCCACTGATTTAGCCAACACAGCCTAATGCTTTCAAAATCTCTTAGATCAGGACAATTTACATTAATAATATATCTTTGTCCTACTGTAGTAGAGCTGTTGTATGCTCTTACAGTATAGTAAGCTAGATTGCCTGTTGCTAGTTGCGTTTGGAATACTGTACTCCAGTTTCTGAGATTTCCAGGAAAGCAACCAAAGTAAATTAACTCTTGTTCTGCTTTAGCTTGATAAGTGCCATACGCACCATTTGCAGAGGTTCTGTCTACTTGTATTGTAGTACCAATTTGAGCATCTGAACTGTTATACAACTTTATTTGTATGTTGTCAACATAACCATTTTGAAAGCCACTTGCCACATTAGTTTCTGTAAGATATGCAAAAGTACCGTAGTCCTCTTGATTAGCATATTGAGTTAATGGAGCATTAGTTAAAAATTGCCCTGTACTTCCATTAGTGTTTTCAAACTTTGTAATGTCATATCCAAAATTAGAGGCATCAGCACCTGTTCCTATATTTAGAATATCATCATACTTTAAATACCCATTAAAAATTTCAAATACATCAGAGTTAACAGCAGTGCCTGCTTGCGTTCTTACTATGTTGTTGTCTTGATTCCCTGCACTATCAGTAGCACCTAAGTATTCTACTTTAAATTGCAAAGCCAAATAAGATGCAGCATTATTGTTTAAAGAAAACTTATCTATTAAATGTAGAGGGTGTCTTTGATCATCACTTGTTGTAGTAGTTTTAAATGCACTACCATTAGCAGCCATATTATCTGCTTTTACATAACTTTCTATTATATTACGTAAATCAAAAATTCCAACCCCTGCATTATTTGGTGTTGTTTTAAAAGTTCCTATTAGATCATTTGCTGTGCCTACAACAGGATGCGTAGTGTTGCTTATATGTACTTCACATATAAATTTAACCTTAAATTCATTAGCTACTGCTGTCTGATTAGATACTACAAATATAACCTCTTGTCCAACTGGTATTACATTGTATAAGGGTTGTTGTTCTATTACTGAATTTGCTGCCATTTATTTTATTTTATATTAGTTAATTGATTGTCTTAAAATATTAACTACATCTTTTCTTACATTTATTAAAAGCTCTTTTCCAAATCTTTTAAGGCCTAACTCTAAAGGACGTTGGAAAAAACTGGTGCTTTTTATTCCTTTTTTCTTAATACTTCTAGCTATTAAAAATGCTATGCTTTTTCTTGAAATAAACCTACCCTGCTCATCTCTTGGTGCAATACCCCTTCTAACTATCCATTTATCTAACGCCTTACTTGGTGGTTGTTTTGTGGTGTACTGATAAGGACTAGATTTTGTTTTGCCTTTATAATCTTTATAAGATTGTGGCTGCTTGTCGCCTGAAACACCCTTGTCTACAAACGTACCATAATCTGCCATAAAAAAATTGACTGAAAAACCATTTTTCTTTTTTTTAACTGTAAATTTTAAAGAGTTATATAAATCTCTAGTTAGATTTTTCTTAGCTTTACTTAAATTAGTTCTGGATTGTTTAATTACGTATTTTCCAAAACTTTCTAAGTATCTTTCTATATTTTTAGTTTTCATTATGATGAAGCAACAAATATTTCTGCATCTACATCATTTTCTGAAACTGGTCTAATCTCAATTTTTGTAAGGTCTTTTAAAGCTTCATATATAGGTACTGCACCCTCTGAAGTTGCTACCATAATGCCTGATGCCTGACCTATTATATGTGATACTCCTGCTGGAATCAACATAGTATAAGCATAAGAAGTTGCAGCCACACCAATATACATATCATGTGTTGTAGATAAATTACTTACCCTAATGTACTTTACGTTTTCAGTATCAATTGCACCAGCACTATCATATACATTAGATGAAAATGTTGCTATTGTTGTTGTAGATGAATGAGGACAAGTTACTACTCTTTCAAATGTGTCTGTAATTCCTGTCACTGTTAAGTTATTTGTTGATCCTCTTAATGCACCATTGACTGTTACACTCTCGGAAATTGTTACTACTAAATCTGCCATATTTATTTATTTTTTATTAATTCTAATATTTTATTTATTTTTTCTTTTATTTCACTCATGTTATCAGCATTTTTCTCATGGTGCTTTTCAAAAGTGCTTTTTACCTCTCTTACACTAAAAAAAAAGAATTGATACAAAGCATAAAAGCAACCCACTAACAAAACTAAGGTCACTCCATATCTTTCTATTAATTCAAATATTTCCATTTTTATTTAATTATTGACTATCTATTTGTTTTAGTTTTCTTATCGACCATTCTATCATCTCAGTACCACCCCAAGCATCCCACATTAAACCACCACAGCCTTCATCGTAGGGAACATCTTTGTGTTGTTGATGTCTTTTAAAACTAGCAACACGTGCAATCGTATCTCTAGAGATGGGTTTCATTTCTGCGATTTGCGAACTTCTTGTCCACCCAGTTCTAGTTCCACAATCAGTTCCATTCTCCTCTTTCCATTTTCTAGCTCGCTTTGCATTTGCACTAGCAGCTTTTGGGTAGTCAGTATATGATTGAAATTTTATGCTAATAGATTCTAGCTTTTCTATTATATCTTCATAGCTCATAGCTTGATTGTTATTTTTGGTGGTATTATCTGTATCTCTATTTTCCATATTTTAAACTTCAACATTAGTACCCAGCACCTGCATCTGTTACAGGTATATTACAAGTACTAAAGTCATTCATAACTTTTACGCCTATTGTAAAAACCCAACCACAACATAGATTATCAAACCGTTCTTGGAATGGCTCTATTGTAAACTGGTCTTGTGTAAAATATAAAGGCTTGTTAATATCATTTACTCCTTCTAATGATTGTCTTGAACTATGCCTAAGCATACCAATAAAATCTGTGCATATTTCTAGGCATTGGTTAAATACTTCTTGCTCATTGTTTTTCATATCAACTAGCTTAGTCAAATCAGCATGCTGTTTAGTTTGCCAGTCGCTTTTCTCACTTACCATATCCATAATAAATATCTGATAGTTATATACTAACTCAGAATCTCCTGTTGTTACATTTACTGGGTTGATGTGTAATAATGGAAACTTTTCCATTTTCTCTAAGTTGATGTCAAATATATCTCCAACAGAAACAGTAGATATTTGATCATGATACTGTGCTAATCTAATTAAAGTATTAGTTACGTTATTGTATGTCTTATTGTTGACTGCCATGTTTAACTTTATTTTGCGATTCTAAATCTGTCTCATAACTTAACCAAGTAAACGCCTCTAACAAGTTAAGTTTTGTTATTTGTTCTAATTTTGAAATATCTGCGTTGCACAATCTATACATTATTCCGAAGTACCCCCATTTTTCTGCAAATGATTCTGTTGCAATTGCAGTTTCATTTCCTTCATGCGATCCATCAAATATGATGGCAAAATCTTTGTAAATTCTTTGCCTAAAGTCCAAAAAAAAACCAATGCACTTTGCACTTGATCTGCTGACATCTTTTTCATCTGTTCGGCTCGTATAGAAATATTACCATCATACGCTGCAATAGTATAAATTCCATTTAATGTTTCATCTGTTATAGGTCTATACAATATTGACATTATCTCTGGTAGATTACTTTCCATTCCATTTGTAAACATTGTTTCTAAGTCACTCCATTCCCCAAGAGTTATCTCCTCTAAATTAGGATGAAACCCAAATTTTTTACCCTCTATTTCAATTATCTTTTTTAAAGAACTATCTTGTTTTTTTTGCAGTTTTGCTATGGCACTTAAAATTACAGCAACATCTTTTAATTCTAATTCCTTTATCAACTTCTTAGGAATGTTAGACAGTTCTGCAATTATATTTAACGCTTCACTACTTTTTGTGCCATTATGATAATCAATTAGCTTTACCCACTTTTCAAGAGTGACATCACTCCATTTGCTAATTAATTTAAACTGCTTTGTCTTGCCCTTCTTCTTAATCTTTACCTTCATCTAATATATAATAGAAAAGTTAATATTTTAGTTTATTGTACAAAATACCTTCCTGCATTTGGATTGTCTAAGTGATAAATAACGTTATAGCGTATCCCATCAATACTGTGATTGTAATTATCTACATAGAGCTTTGATCCTTTGTCTGCATATACATAGTTGTTTAATTCTTTGGCTATGTTTGTTGATTCTGGGCTAACTATTAATTCATAGTCTTGCATTCTAGTTACACCACTCTCAATAGTTCCTTTTTTAACTGGTTTTATGTTTACACCTAAATGCTTTAAATCGGCAATTAAACGTGGTTCGCTACTATCAGCGATAATAAGCATATTACCTACTTTGCTTAATATAATCTCAGCAAGTTGATTAGACTTTAAACCATTTTGATAGATATGCTCTTTTAAATATAGCTTACGCTTTGACTTATCAATAGCAACTTCTGTTAAGCTGTCTGGGTCAATACTAAAACCAAAGTCCATACCACAAGAAGTTTGTAAGCCATCAGGATTGAACTCTCCAAATGTCCAGTTAGTAAACACTACGCCATCTGCACGATCAAGCCAAGAGCCAAGTATTCTATGTTGGTATTTTTTAAAGTTTCTGTGCTTAATTGTTTCTACACGCTGTATAAAGCTGTCTGACAGGTTTTCTTTGTTGTCTAGGTATGTACTGTGTATATAGCATACATTGTCTCTAACGCCATTAAAACCAGCTTCTACGCCTTTGTCTTGAAAGAACCTATTGTATATCCAATGCTCTTTAGTAACTGGGTTTAGTATAAGTATAATTCTATTCTGCACACCTTTCTCTCTAATACTTAAATCAATAGTATCAAATATATCTTCATCTATTAACTCTTCAGCTTCATCTAATACCCAAGTGCTTATACCCTGTAATGATTTTAGACTTGCTGTTTGATTACCTGCAGATGTTTTTATACCCCTAAATAGTATGTCTGATTTATTACCTAAGTTTACAACCTCAGCCTTATTTACGCTAAAGATATTGTCAAAACCAAGTAGGCTTATCTTTTCTAAGAACTCTGGTATGATTGACAAGTGTGCTGATACCATTGTATACCTTGTAAACAATACCCTTATGTTTTTACTCATTGTAAGCAGCGTAAGAAACACAGTTACAGCAAATGACTTTCCAGAACCTCTACCACCTGTTATTATAAAATAACGGGCATCAGATTCAAATAAAGGGTTATATTTTTCGTTAAGATTCAGTTTTTACAAAGTTTATCAAAGGCATATTGATACTGTCATCATTAGTTGTAACATCAACCCTTTGCTGTGGTTTACCATAAAAGTATTCGAAGAATAATTTGACTGCCCATTGTTCTTTTTTTTCTAATCCTTTTTTTAGTGATTCTAACGCTATGTCATTCATAGGTGTCAGATTCTCTATTAGCTTTTGTTCCTCAGCTTTTGCTTTTCTACCTGCACCTGCTCTTTTACCACCGTGTGTATTCATTTTGAAAAAATTTGATTAATCAAGTTGTTATTATATAATAGAAATTACTCATATTCATTTGGCAGCATTAATCTTATTCCTAGTTCTGTTAACGCCCATATCCTTATTTGATCTGCATATATCTCAAACTCTTTTGTATTCATTCTTGCTGTGCTATTTACTGTTTGAAGTCCTATTTGCTTTTCGTTTATCTCTACGCTTTGCCATTCGCTAGCAAACTTTACTTTGAGTGTATCGTGCATTTCATCTGGAAAATACCCTAACTCATTTGCTAATGGTTGTACTATACATGCCCAATAATAATTGTTCTGCATATTTGATCTATTGTTTCTTTGTTTTTTTACCTTTACTATATAGTCACTACCTAATTCTTTTAAATAATTAAATAGCGTTTGCTTATCTTGTGTTGTATTTACTACAAAATTCATTAATACTTTCTAGCTAAACTATTGTTAAATCTATTTTTTAATTCCTTACTTATTCCAGCACTTAACATCTCTTGATTTATTCTAAACTTTTCAGCTATGGACTTCATTGTAACATCTGAGTTTTTAAAGTAATATTTTACAGCTTTACTCGTTAGTGCTTTTAAGTATGTTTTTGATCTTCGCTTACTCATTATTTAAAAGGTTCGTTAATTCCACGTTCTCCACACAGCTTTTCTTTAGCACTATCCCAAAGCATATCCCCCCTTTTCTTTTTGCTTAAAGATGCTTCAGTTCTTTTTAAACTTGGCATCCCTTCTTTAGGTTTACTATCCATATATTTACCACACTCACACAAAGCCTCTTTAGCTACCCACTTACCATCTCTATATACTATTGTAGCTTTTAGTATTTCTTTCTCTTGCTTACAACATTCGCATTTGTATAGTGTCATTCTGCTATTGATCCAGTTAATATTTTTCTTTCTGAACACAATCTGTCAAGCTCAAACTGCAAATGATTTATTGCCTTTTGTATATCTTGATCTGCTGGGTTTCCCTCTTTTTTACCTGCTCTTAATAAATAAGAAACTGCTGTACCTACATTATAAGTCAATTCGTAATCCTCTACAACACGCCTAGCAGAGTAGCCATAAGTAGTGCCAACATAATAATTAGGCTCTGGTGTTTTTTTATAGTTTGTTTTCATTGCTATATTTTTTATATAATTTTTTTATTTCATCAAAGCACGTTGCAATACATGATCCACAATTAGTAGTAGGACTGTAATTTGTGCTGTGTATTATATTATAAGTTTCTATCATTCTTGCTTTAGCTTGTGCATCTTTTGCCCTTCCTGTTTTTAAATCTTTCCACATATCTAATATTTCATCTATTATGTATTGTGGCAAATTATCTGGTGTTTCTATTTCTGTTGTTTTTTGCCAATAGTTCTTAGGACAACCCATAGGTGCTAATCTTGCCTTTATTTTCATAAAGCATTTACATACACCACAATTACCTAGCAAAGGCAAATAGTAAGAGCATGCTTTACATATTTCTATGCGATCCTTGTAGATTCCATTTGGTACTAGAAACTTCATATTTTCTTATTAATGTTTTATCTTTTGAAAATGGGTATGGGTAAGAAAAACCAAACTGCATTACAAAGCTATCTTTTTTTTTCGGATCATACATTTTCATCTAATTCATCTTTTATTATTGATCTTACTTTATCTATTGTCGTAAACAAGCTGTTTCTACTAATCTTTGTTTTTGCAGCTAGTGAATCAAGCGTATTACCTTCATAATAATATAGCTTAAATAATTCTGCATCATACCAATGCAAATTATCAAGAACACAATCAATCTTTTCTAACTTGTTAAGCCTTTCATGATCTACTTTTTCGTTTGCAATGTTTGATATATCTTTATGATGATAATTGCCAGATATTGTATAGCTATCCACGTTAGTGTTATTGGTAGAATAAATAGTGCTGTCAATATGCGTATAATATTTTTCATATTTATAATAAAAATTACTTCTTTTACTTGTTAATGCCCTTCTTAATGCAACTGCACCATATCTTAAAATTCCATTGACACCATCTTTATCCCATATATTTGATAGTGTCTGTTTATTCATTTGTAAAAAATAGAGCATCAACTCCTGTACTGCCTCGTGTATTTTGTTTTCATCATTAGTAATACCATAAGCCATAGTCCTAAATTGATCTGTTAACTTTGATATTTCTATGTAAATGTTAGTCATTTGTAGGTTCTAATCTGTCTAGCTTTGCTACTGTTTCTTGTAGCATTTGATCTAACACTACTTTATATGCTCTTACAACTGCTGCATTTTTTTTAGTTTCTATACCTGCTAAAAAACCACTTGTCATAACTGATAAGTTTATAGGCAGTATCATTATCCAATCATAGAAATTATTTTCTCTTACACCTTCGCCATATCCATTTGAGTAATCTACTATCAATTGCAATACATCTAAATAATTCTGGTATCTGGTTTTTGTTGATACTTCTTGTGCAAATTGTTTACACAATTCAACGTATATTTCAATGATCTGTTTATGTTGCTCGCTTGAATATATTGCAGTTTGCATATTCAAATTTATAACAATAATTTATTCAATTCCCTTTTCTTTTTTTAAGTTATCAACAGCTTTTTTGTAATAACTAATCTTTTCATCATAATCTACTCTAGAAAACTTAACAATAGTTTTGGCTAAATATTGTAGTTCTTGTGCTGTGCCTTCTCCATATTTAGAATCTAATCCTAAAGCAAATTTATATTGTTCTCCTTGTTTAAACATATTACAGCCAACGCATTGCGGCTGACAGTTAACTTCATCAAATCTTGTAGCTAAAAAACTTCTTGATTGAAAATGACCGCATTGCATTCCTGACTTATAATGCTTGACAGAACCGCAAGTAAAGCATTGCACCATACCTTCAATAGTTGCATCTCTTAGTCTTATGTAAAGACTAAACCATTTATCTAATTCTTTTTTTAGCTTACTTATAGACTTCATATCCTAAGTCTTTTCGCCATTTATCTTGCATCTTTCCTTTTCTTGCAGCATATATTTTACCCCTTAATTGTGGACAATCTTCTTGTAGTTTCCTACGCATTCTTTCAATTGTTTTTAAGTTTGTAAGTTTATTATTAGCGAACATCTGCATAAACTCTAATCCATTTATTTTGTTAGGATCAACTCCTTTGGCTTTTAATTCTCTCCACCAATAAGTGCATATAAGTCTATTGTCATCATCTCTTAGATGGGGCTTTTGAGTTAGTAATTCTTTTACTATTTCTTTTGTTTTCATTCTCGTATTTGTCTTATTAGCCACATTCCAATAGCTGTTATTATTACCCATCCGATCATATTATTTAGTTTTAAAAAAAGAGGGGGTTAACCTTTACAAAGTATAACTTCTCACAGATTAATATTTATATTGGTTTTAACCCTCTTTTTATGTTATTAATTTTAATTAGTATTTTTATTTCATTCCCCATTTTTGCTTTTCTTCTTCTGTAAAATAATCATTAGCTTCTAAATTATTTGTATATTTAATTGCTTTGTCGTATAAATCTATATTATTTTCTTTTATATATTCTATAAAAGTTTCTTGCCAATCTATCTTAGATTGATTTTTACGATTTACTTTTAATTGATTCATAAATATTTCAACAGGTACAGGTTTCATTGCTTTCATTGTTTTAATTGTTTTTATGTTAATAATTTTGGTTCTGGTCTGTAATGTGGCACTTGTTTAGGGTTCTCTCCTTTGTCTACTCTTGATCTTGCATCCCAAATTAATTCTTGATGCTTTCTTAGCCACTTCATATAAGTTGGCACAGTTAAATGTAAAAAATCACTTGTTATTGGACTCCTAACACCTAAGCTGAATGCTTTTTCTGCATCTTCAAAATAAAAATTCTTATACATTCTTTTTAAATCATCAGCAAGACTTTTAGACATAACTTCTATTGTTTCTTCTTCTACATTGTTTTGTCCTAGCTCTATGTAGGTCTTACTAATTAAATCTACTGATGATAATAAAAGATCTTCAGTTGACATTTTTTTAATTAATTTCATTGGTTAAATTGTTTTTTTAATTTTTCTTTAACGTTTAAGTTTTTTTGCAAGTGCTGGTGTATCTTGCTCATTGATTGCGGTTTGTTAGTTTCTCTGCGTTCCCAAGTTCTTACAGCAGCTTTCCAATCTTTCATTTTATTCTTGCCAATTTTCCAATCTTTGCTTTCATAAAAATCTATAAACGCCTCTGCATCTATATTATTATTTCTTTCTTTACAATAATCTACAATATCAATAACACTTGGTTTTTTAAAAAACGCCTTTTTATTACTATCTGTAAGATTAGTATTATTTATTGTAGTATTACTCTTTAGCATTTTTGCAAATACCCCCCTCTCATTTTTGCTAATACCGTCATAGCAAATTTGTATATACCTATTATCAATTTCGCTAGTACCTTCTTTATATGTATAAGTAACTTTAATAAACCCATTTTCTTTTAATTCACTTATCCATCTAGATATTGTTGTTTTATTCTTATTATATAAAGCACTAAAGTATTTATTAGATGCAAAACAAACACCATTCATTTGCAGTAATGCAGTTATTTCTGCATATAACAATTTAGCATTTGGAGTTATATCAGAGTATCTAACGTGAGCAGGTATATTTGCAAAGTAGTTTGGTTTTTGCATTAAATTATTTTTATTGTAAAGTGATAATTTTCGAGTGCTAACTTAACCTTTTCTAATTGATTAGAAAAATCAAAGTAAGAAGTTTTAATTTTACAAGTAGTTTGACCACTTGTTACTTCTAGTGTAACATCAGATTCTAACTTTTCAACAACACCATTTTGTAGCAAATGACTTTTCATAAAATGCTTATCTGTAAATATTTTCTTGCTACCATCAATATCTTTATACGCTTGATATATTTTGTCAAAAGCTGTTCTGTAAATACTGCAATGTTTGAAGTTTTTTTTGTGATGACTTACATAATGGTAAGTTATACACCGATCTCTGTTTAAAACTTTAGCCACTATGTGTCTAGGTATATTCTCCTCAGTTAATCCTATATAACCTGCAATAGATCGTACTGCTTGTATGTTTCTTTTCCTAGTTTTTGATGCTAAAGAATTTTTAGGCAATCTCATCACTCTTGTGGCAAGATTGCATATTGCTTTGAAGTTTAATTCGTGTGTCATATTAGAAAGGCATGTTGTCATTATCATCTGTTGTTACAAAACCAGATTCAGTTGCAGCACTAGATATTTTCCAGCCATCTATATTGTTATAAAATCTACCATTATATTCTCTTGAATATACATTACAGCTTACAGTAACATGATCGCCTTCATTAACATTGTCTAATAAAGATATTTTATCGCCCATAAATTTTATAGCTACCTGATTTTTGTAATCTAAGTCAGTATCTATTATACACAATTGACTTTGCCAAGCCTTACCAGCTTTAGATGTTCCTGCTTCTACTTTTAGTTTTTTTACTAATGTTCCTTTAATTTGCATTTTTATTTATTTATTATTGTTAATATTTGATTAATTGTTTTTTTTATCTCTATAAGGTCTAGTTTTAATTTGGTATTATAATCTCTTAGCCTTTCGTTATCTTTTTTTAAAGTATTAATTTTACTTTCTGTTTCTTGTTTATTAATACTGTTTAAAGGTATTGTCATAATTTTTTATTTAGTTATTACTCTTTTTAAATTCCTCGCTTTCATCCTCTCCAAATACGCCAAGCTCATACATTCCAGTAAGCTGAAGAACAGCCCTGCTAAAACTCCGTTTCTGTGCCATTTCTAATACATACCAACTATTCGTATTACCCTCTTTAAATGTATTGCCTTTTAAAGCTGATCCATAAGTTTCAATAGTATTAGTATCTTTTGTTGCAATAGATTTTACAGCAGCAAAATTAGTTTCGCATTTTACAACTTCATAATGTATGTTTATATTTTCAATAGCAGCAATCTTTTCAATTCCTGATCTTGTGATAATTATATAGTGTTGATGTTTAAAAACATCAGCTTTTTCTAATCCGTATTTTAAATACTTTTCTTTTAGTTTTTCAGTTTTCATATTAAATTAATTATTAGTCCTTTGTTTTTATAGTGTTTTGTATATTCTTTTATTTTATCTTTATCTGTAAAGTTGAATGCTTCATCTAAATTTAGCCCACTAACTTGACAATAATCATCAAGAGCTTTGTCTATTTGTTCTTGTGTTCCTAAAATTCTTATTACTTTACTTATTTCTTTAATATCAGTTCCATAAGTAGCCGTGTTTGAATCTAACACCCTAACATCTCTATATTCACCGTTTGAATAAAACTCAAAAGTTTGACATTTTAATTTCATATTTAGAAGTTCCATTGTAAGTGTAATAAGATTGATCCAATAGCTAACATAGTCATACCAACACATCCTAAGAAAAACTTAACTTGACTTATGTCATCTTTCTTATTTATATAGTAACTATCTAAGTCATTAATAAATTGACCTCTTGCATTTTTAGCATACAAAAAGTCAGCAGCAGCTTTTCCAGTTATTATAAAAGATTTGCCTGTTTTTTTACTTGTAAATTTCATAATTCTTTTTTATTGATTAATATGAAGCAAAGATACAAAACTTTTTAATTACTAACAAAATTACTTACAAAGTTATTAACAAAGTAATCAACAATAATAATAATGTTTGTTTTAAGCTCTTGTAAGCGTGTTATAGTATAAGGGTATTAGAAAGGGGTAAAAGTGTCTTAGAGGTTATACAGATAGGCTTAAAATGGCTATTATTATAATTGTGTATAATAAGTAAAGCTGCCAAGAGATTTTGTCTTTCATTATAAAGGCATCAAAAGATTAATAGGTAAAGTTCCGTTATTAAGTACAACAGCACAACCGATAGCAGGTTTTTTACCTGCCTTAGCGTAATTAAAGCTAAGATTTGTAAAGTCTATGCCTGTACCCACTTGACAGCCAAATACTCTAAAGTTTCTACCAACATAGTGTTCGGTGTAGCATTGAGTATGTAAATGACCTTGTACTGTATTCATCATATCAGCACGACATTTTGTTCTAGCTGTACCACCTTCACCGTGTACATATTGTACTCCATCTTGTACATATCTTTCTACAAATTCCCAGTTAGGAGTTCCTAAAACTTCTGAATATGATTTTAACCAGGCTGATGGAATACCACCTGTCATAGCTTTACGTGCAGCCATTCTATCGTGGTTTCCAATAATTACTTTAGTTCCTATCTCGTTGAACTCTTTGTACCATCTTTGCACCCTTTCAATAGCATAGTTTAATTCATCGCCTGCTGAAGGTAAATCAGGGTTTTGCTCGTGATATGCATATCCTGCTGAGTCCAGTAGGTCTCCTATAAATATTATCTGATTAATATTATATATATCTACCTGTTCTAAAACCCAAGGAAGGTATTCATCTAGATCCCACGGACAATGCAAATCGCCAACACACAGGACATTCCTAGTGTCGGCTTCTCGCATTTTTTGTAGTGCCACTATTTCGTGTGGCTTTAATCTGTATCTATTATTTTTTTGCAATGTCTGCTATTCCCTGTCCAACAACTAAAGTTAGTAGTGCGTAGTATAAGTTCTGAGCAGT